CGCCTGAACCTGCGCACGGTCTTGACCCTGGCCGAGGGCGAGCGCCTGGACATCAACCCTGATAACAGTTGGCAGGTGATCTATGCCGTTTGAAACCCCTTCGCTGCCGGTGCTGATCTCACGCACCCAAAGCGACTTGGCCAGCGATTCGCTGCGCCAGTCCGATGCGCAAGTACTGGCCCGCACCCTCGGTGGCGCCGCCTATGGTCTGTACGGCTATCTGAACTGGATCGCTGAGCAGATCCTTCCGGACAAGGCCGATGAATCGACCCTTGAGCGGATCGCCGCACTGCGTCTTAACCAACCGCGTAAAGCCGCGCAAGCGGCGACCGGCGGTGTCAGTTTTATCGCTAGTGCCGGTGCCGTGCTTGATGTGGATACCTTGCTGCAATCAAGCGATGGTCGCACCTATAAAGTCACTGCTTCACGCACCACCAGCAGTGGTCTCAACAGCACCACCATCGCCGCCCTCGACGCCGGCATCCTCGGAAATGCCGATGCCGGCATGACCCTGATTCCGGTGCAGCCGATTCTGGGCATTATCGGCAATAGCTTCACGGTGCTGGCGCCGGGGATGACCGGCGGGGTCGCTCGGGAAAGTCTGGAATCCCTGCGATCAAGGGTGATTCGGTCTTACCGGATCATTCCCCATGGCGGTTCGGCACAAGACTACGAAACCTGGGCGCTCGAATGTCCGGGGGTGACCCGTGCCTGGTGTCGCGGCAGCTATCCCGGCCCAGGCATTGTCAGTCTGTACATCATGCGGGACGACGATGTGCACCCCGTCCCCAATCCCGAGCAACTGGCGGACGTCCAGGCCTACATCGAACCTCTGCGCCCGGTCACTGCCGAGTTGCGTGTGCTGCCACCGGTACAAGTACCGGTGACTTACCGACTGATCCTGAAGCCCGACACCACGGCCGTACGCGTAGCTGTCGAGGCGCAACTGCGCGATCTGCATAACCGCGAATGCGGCCTGGGCGACACCTTGCTGGTGAGTCATATCCGTGAAGCCATCAGCAGCGCGACCGGCGAAAGTGATCACGATCTCAAGTCACCTACCGCGGACTTTGGTGCTGCAAGCAACCAGTTGCTGACCTTCGGAGGTTGCGTATGGCAGTGATCAGAACCGCCGCGCAATACCAAGCCCAACTGCGCAGCCTGCTACCCAGCGGTCCGGCATGGGACCCCGAGCGGGTCACGGAACTCGAAGAAGTCCTTGGAGGTGTCGCCCAGGAGCTGGCCCGCCTCGACGCTCGTGCCGCCGACCTGCTTAACGAAATGGACCCCGCTGGCGTCAGCGAACTGGTGCCGGATTGGGAGCGGGTGATGAACCTGCCCGACCCGTGCCTGGGCGCAACACCACTGTTCGACGACCGTCGCCTCGCCGTACGCCGACGCCTGCTCGCTGTTGGCAGCCAGACCATCAGCTACTACGTCGAGATCGCCAAGAGTCAGGGTTACCCGAACGCCACCATCACTGAGCTTGAAGTTCCGCGAATGGGACGGGCCCGGTTTGGGCAGGCGCATTTTGGAACATGGCAGGCGCATTTCATGTGGACGCTCAACACCGGCAGCAGGCAGAAGAAAGGGCGGCGCTTTGGCGTCAGCTACTGGGGCGAGCGCTTCGGCGCCAATCCCGGTAATGCCATTGAGTGTCTGATTCACCACACCGCACCGGCTCACACCGTTGTGCACATCAATTACGACTGAGAGGTAAGAGCGTGGATTTTCCTAAAAGTGTACCCAGCATTGGGCTGGTCGCCGGCAAATTTGTTGACGAAAACCCGCTCATGGGGACTCCGGGGTCTTTGGTGCCGTCGCAGTGGGGCAACGCGGTCACGGATGAGATCCTGAGCGTGATCCTTGCGGCAGGACTCACGCCGGATGAAGTAAATAATACACAGCTGGTAGCAGCGATCCGGATGATTCAAAAGCAACCTGTCCTGATTGCCGATACCGGTGCCGCGAACGCTTATACTGCTGCCAATGCCCCAGCATTGCCCGCACTTCCAGCGAGTGGCTACATTCAGCGTTTGGTGATTGCGAATGCCAACACCGGCGCATCTACCTACAGCCCTGACGGTCTCGCTGCGAAGCCCATTTACGGGCTTGCCCTTCAACCGCTTCAGGGCGGAGAGCTCCCGGCCGGTATTGCGGTTCTGATGTACCTGGTGCAGGCGGGTGTGAATGGCGGCAATGGGGCCTGGATCATCATCGAGTCGCTGGGTGGAACTTCCCAAGTCGCACCCGCCACGAAAAGCCAGCATGCGATGCAGCTTGGGCAGGCACTCGGGCGTTTAATTGGCATACAGGTGTTCAGTACGCCCGGCACCTTCACCTATACGCAGACACCTGGCACAAACAAGGTAATTGCTGAAGTTCAGGCCGCGGGCGGCGCAGGCGGCGGGGCGCCAGCTACTGGCGCCGGTGTGTCATCGCTGGGTGCCCCAGGTGGCGCAGGTTCATACGCGAAAAGCTTGCTCACGTCCGGTTTTTCAGGCGTGACAATAACGGTGGGCGCTGGCGGGATTGGTGTAATTGGTTCTGCCGGTAACAATGGCGGCCCATCATCGTTTGGTGCGCTGATTAGCTGCCCAGGTGGCCGTGGTGGCCTTACGGCTGGACCGTCTAGCGTTCTGTATGACACGTCGTCGCTTAACAGTTCAGCACCCAGCGGCGGAAATATCGTATCGAGTGTCGGATCATCGGGGGCCAATATTATTTCAATCTCCCCAACAAATATCGTTGGCGGAAACCCTGGCGCGTCTTTGTTCGGTGCGGGTTCGAAAATCGTTTTGGGTACAGCTGGGGCGGCTTCTGTATCGCCCGGAGCTGGTGGAGGTGGGACTTCCAATACACCAAGCCTTCCAGCATTTCCGGGCGGTGCTGGCGCCCCTGGTGTCGTAATCATTTGGGAGTACGCATAATGAGAACTTATGCAAACATTGACGAAGGCGTGGTTCAGTATCTATTGGATACGGATGGTGACATTACCGAGATGTTCCATTCGGACATGATTTGGGTTGACGTTAGCAGTGTCTCCACGTCACCCGCGGAAGGATGGACTGCCGTCGAAGCGGATGGCATCTGGAGCTTCGCGGCGCCAGTTCCGCCCGTGCCGACGGATGCCGATTTGAAGGCGAAGGCCATGGCTCAGCGTGATGCGCTTCTGTCTGCGGCCGGTGAAGCTACGGCCGGCATGGCTGACGCGTATATTGCCGGCTTGCTGGATGCGGCTGATACGGCGACCTTCAAGACTTATGCCGCGTACAAACTGGCCTTGAACAAGATCGAGCAGCAGCCGGGCTATCCGGCCGCCATCGATTGGCCGATAGCTCCGGCAAGCTGAACCTCAGATACAGGTGAGAGGGCGCGAGTGAAAAAAAGTTAATACTTTGGCCCCCAACAATTTATCGCCAGGATATTAGCCTTCATCATCGATCGATATCTGGAGTCTCCCGAGCCCGTGCTCGTCGCCCAGATCAAGGCAGGTTACGCCTTGCGCTGGCCGGTTGAGGCGATCGTCTGATTCGGCATAGTGCAGGGAGTAGCGGCATCTGTTTGCCAGCCACTGTCTGCCATGACGACCCTGAGATGTACCACATCCGGTAACGATCACCAGAGGCGTCAACAAACCCAGTACACCGGAACATCGTTTCCTGGTCGCTTCTATCAAGTATCGGCGTGCGCTGGTATCGGCTGAAGGATTCTCCGTTGTCAGTGCTGATCGCCAGGCCGGTAAAGATCTTGTACGGGAAGCTCTCGAAGCGTTCGAGGCCTGAGTAGTTCATCAGTAGGCGGCCGTCTTTCGTTCGGATCACGCATGACTTAACCACGCCGTGCTCATCGAGCGTCCTCCGGTCGCCGACATCCATCTGGGGTTTCGTTATACGCGCAGTACCTTTCTAGGGGGGCGTGCATCAACGTCAACATATCCAGGTCGCCCGACATTGTTTTCATCAAAGAGCGTGACGGAGACCGGGATGGTGTTGTCGTCAAGTAGGAACGGAGTCGGGGCCATGCTTCGGCGCACCCCGCTACATATGTGCATCTGGCTTGAATACGATCCCCAGCTCTTCCCTCGTTCTTATGCCGATTTGGCGCGCAATGTAACAACGGATAAGGCATTCATTCGAAGCGCGGCAGACGCGCATTGGAAAATTAATCCAATTACAGCCTTTTGCGGTTTTTTTGCCCGGAGAAAAGTATGCCCATCACCACGCAGCAGCTGCTGCTGATCCTCCCGAACGCCGGCGTCAAAGCCGGCGTGTTTTTTTCAGTCTTTAATACGGCCATGCAGCGATACCAGATTGGAGGCACCAAACGTGTTGCCGCATTCATCGCTCAGATCGCTCATGAGTCTGGCCAGTTGGCCTACGTGCTTGAAATTTGGGGGCCAACCGCTGTACAGAAGGGTTATGAGGGGCGGGCGGACCTGGGCAATACCGTCGCTGGCGATGGCTTGAAGTACCGCGGCAGGGGCCTGATCCAGATTACCGGCCGCGACAATTATCGTGAATGCAGCCTCGGACTGTTTGGCGACGACCGTTTGCTGTTTCTGCCAGAACTCCTGGAAAAACCCCAATGGGCCGCCGAATCCGCCGCGTGGTTCTGGCAAAAAAATGGCCTCAACGAACTGGCCGACCGCGACCAGTTCAACAGCATCACACGTCGTATCAACGGTGGGCTTAACGGCCTGCAGGATCGTCTGTCGTTGTGGGCGCGGGCGAGGGCGGTGCTATGCCAGTCTTCGGTCTGACGCCGGTTTCCTGCCGGGCAATTGGGCTTGTTGTGTTTCTGGCTGTGTTGGCCGCAAGCTCGGCGGCGCTGGCCTGGCACTTTCAGGATTGGCGGTATGGCCGGCAACTGGCGGTACAGGATCGCGTGCACGCCGAGGCGTTGAATCGGCTGGCGCAGGCTGCGGCAACGCAGCAACAGGCCGAGCAGGACAAGCGTCTGGCGCTTGAGCAGCGTCTTTCAAACAGTGAACAAACCCATTTTCGAGTGCTTAGCGATGCCCAACGTGATCAAGGTCGCTTGCGCGATCGTCTTGCCACTGCTGATGTGCGCTTGTCAGTCCTCCTCGACGCCGATGACGCCGCCTCAGGCTGTTCAATGCCAGCCACCTCCAGCACCAGCGGCGTGGATCATGGAGGTGCGCGAGCCCGACTTGACCCGGCGCATGCTCAACGAATTATCGCCATCACCGACGCCGGTGACAGCGGATTGATTGCCTTGCAGGCGTGTCAGGCTTATATCAGAGCCGTCACTCGCTAACATTTTGATCAATCCTGCGCCTTGCAAGCGCCATCTGCTCGTGTACGGTAGTTCTCATTCCGCTCGATCAGGAGAAGCCCGTGAAAGAAATCACCCAGCTGGCCGCTGAGCTTGGCAGGCGCATGCAGGTTCTCAATGCCCACGTCACTACAGCCGAGTCCTGCACCGGCGGCGGCATCGCCGAGGCGATCACCCGTATCCCGGGGAGCTCTGCGTGGTTTGAGGCCGGCTATGTGACGTACTCCAATCGCCAGAAAACCCAACAGTTGAATGTGCCGGTCGAGTTGTTCACCACGGTCGGGGCGGTCAGTCGCGAGGTGGTTGAGGCGATGGTTCGCGGTGCCCAGGACAAAAGCCACGCGCGTTTTGCCGTGGCGGTCAGCGGTGTGGCAGGGCCGGATGGCGGTTCTCCGAGTAAACCGGTCGGCACGGTGTGGCTGGCCTGGGGCGTTGGCGAGCAGGTCTTCAGCGAGGAGCAACACTTCGCCGGTAACCGAGATGAGGTCCGCCGACAAACGGTTAAGGCCGCGCTAGAGGGGCTGCTGCGCCATGCCGCGGGAGAAATCTCAAATCAGGGGTAGGCGATCCTGAAACGCTGTGGA